AACATAATCCTCTATTAGTTTTTTATCTGCCATACACTCTTGTCTACTTTTAAACTCAACTTTAGGTTCATAAAAACCACATATTGACTTACCACCATCTATTCTAGGTGCCTCAACCAATACAATACAAAAAGCTATTAATACTTCCATTAGAATGGTGCCTCACCTGCTTCTATCTTTACGGGTTCTATTTCTACTTCTGACACAAATTCTGGTATACTCCAAACACGAATTGTTTTAGAGTTTCCCGTTGATGTTTTAAATCTTTTTACAATAGAACTATCTCCACTGTTTATTTCTTTCAATCTTTCTTGCACTTGTGCTCTTGTATAAACATCAAACTTTTTCTGTCTCATGAACTCCATTAAAGACTCAAGCCTAAAGTAAGTCTTATTTTCTTCTGCCTCGGTGTATGGTTTACCTAGCATAATCTCTTCGAAGGTTTGTGCTTGTACTCGACCCGTACAATAAGTTTCTAACAAAGATATAAACTGTCCTTTGTATGTAAGTTCTTCGGGTACATTGATTTCATTACAGTTCTCTAATAGTCCATTGATTTGTTCTTCCCAAAGATTATCTCTTAACTTCGGGGGCATGAAATTTAATTGTTCCATACATGCTCTTTGAAATAGTCTTGGAGTTTGTAATTCATCTGTTGTTAACTCAAGTCTTCTCCCACCTATATCCACGAACCATAGTCTTGGCTCCGATAAGATAACAGATAGTCCACTAATTGTAGGCATAGATCCAACACCAATACCATGCTTTAAAGTTCTACATACTCCTTGATTACAATGAGAAGACATAGGTTCTTCTTTACATAAGTATTGATATTCTTTTTTTTCTAATGTGTTTTGTATTGCTACGACTTCTGATGCCGTAAGTGGTGGTGTAAAGTCTTTTGCATTATGTTCTTCTAATTTAGATTTCCAATCTTCGGGAAAAGCTTTTTGTAAGAAAACACCAAGATGAAAGGCAGCTCGGTTTCTCCCCCCTTCGAATATACCTATTGACATTAATGAACGTAAGCACGGAACATAATTAGGATATAATTCGACTGCCCCACCGATTGGTATCTTTAAGAAATCTTTCGGATTCGTTTTGACTTTTTGTATCTCTTCAATGAATTCCTGTAACGAAGCATCCTTATACGTTCCCTCCTTTTTGAGGATCGCATAACGGAAAGTCTGTTCGGAATCAAAGTACGGTAAATTAATAAAGTTACCCACATCGCCCCTTTCGACAAGAACTTGTTCTTGCTTTGGGAATATTTCACACCGACCATGCCCAAGTGCTGCAGAAATCTCAGCAGCTTTGTCTCTAAAATCGCTCGCATTCATCCACTCCTCAAAGAAAAAGAATATGTGTGCACCACCAGATTTACTACGGCACACGATACACGGAACATTGAACTTCTCTAATTTATCTATTAATTCATTATGATCAAGAGGGTATTGATCTATATCTAAAGCACCAAACTTACACTTGTTATCTTCATTGATTGGTATAGCACCGACACCTTGTTTACCATCGATGTGTCTTTGCATTAATTCAAGTGTTAATGGATTTCTTACAATGTAAGACTTTGCTTTTTGTTTACCAGCCATTCGTTGGGTTGACACTTCTGTCTGACCATGTGCTGATCGAAAACCTTCAAAGGCTTTCATTAATTCTTCTGCTAAATTCACTCTTCACTCCATAGAAAAAAGAGCCGTGGCTTGGAGGACATAGCCACGGCTCAGTTAATTAAAACGGTATTTCTTCGTCCTTCTGACTTGATGACATTTCATCGGCAGAAGCCGCAGCCATTTTAATTTCCCCTTTTCTAAAACTTTGATACATAGTCCTAGCCTCTAACATCATAGCCTCTAGTTCCTTTGTCATCTCAGTTACACGATCAACCTTGTAGTTATACCAACTACCTTGATCATTACTTTCTGCAATAGTCTTAATAGACCATGCAGTTCCATAGAGAGGCATAGGCTTACCCGAAGGTAGTCTTATGCCATTCTTCATAGTGTTCCATCTACGAGAGACTTTTAACTGTGTCTTCTTCATATCAAGAACTGCTGGAGAACTTAACTTAGTTTCGGGATCCATCACTTGCACGAGATGTTGATGAGTCCTAACTAACTCATTACCAGACGGCAGAATTTCTGCCGCACCTTCACGAGTTGTTAAAGTTATGTCCTTATCATCGGGAGATAGTTCTCTAATGAAACCACCACCACTTGATCTAAGGGCGAACTCCAGGAACTTCTTTTCAAAGAAACAAGGTACAACAATTATTCCTTCTTCTGCTCGGAAGACTTGTTGAGACACAGTATTAAAGATGTCGCCTTGTTCGGCTCCCTTCATATACATACTGTCTTGCTTGTTTAATTGTGGCGATAGTGCTTGTAGTATCCTTATAAAAGGAATTTGCATATCGTCTGTTGTGAAGTTTTCAAGACCAGCACCAGCTTCCTCTTCAAGTAATGAAGATAAATCTGATACTGCTACTTCTGTCTTTGCTTTTTGTGCTACTGCTTGGGACATTACTGACCTCCTTTAATCTTTGCACGGTTACCAACATAAACTCCAAACGTATCGAAATCGACCTCTTGACCATCTTCGATTCTGTTCTTTATCCATGTCCTTAAAGTCATTGGGTGTATATGGGTTTTTTGGGCAGGATTTAGCCCTTGCTTTGATAAATCATCAAGCACGGCCCCCGCTACATTATCTTGACCCATCCCAAATTGAACAACGACTTCGTTCTTAATTATATCAGCCTCGCCAATAGAACGCAGAAAGTTAAATGCTTCTGCCTTCTTATCTTCAGGAATTCTTGCTGATACAAATTTTTCTACGGAGACTTTGTTCCCATCTACTGTCAGACTTTGTACTCCAAGCTCTTCCATTAATGAAGGTATGTCCTCCTCATCAATAGTTCGCTTTTTGTACTGCAAGTCTTTCAAGTATTTTTCGGCATCCTTGACTTGTTTATCTAAGTCAACAGTTTGCCTTATAAGTGAAGATAGTCTTTTAGTACCATCTTCTCCAACCTTATCAAATGCTTGAGGGTTGGCAGCTTCTTCTTCAAACAGTGAAAACACATCACTCATCTTTCTCTCCTTCTTGTTTAAAGTTTATACCCTTCGGTATTGGAACTAAGGTTTTAACCCCTAGCTTGTTGCTTGTCAATAGAATTTGTTTGACTCTTTTTCCACATGTATTCTTGCTTAGTGAGAAAAGAAATCTGACCGCCTATTGATCGGTCATTGTCTTGCGACAATTCTTTTAGCATGTTCCAAGTCTTGATTGGTACTGCTACTGATTTCCATTTTTCTGAATCCATTTGATTCTCCCTTTATTTTGTTATGCCTAAGATTTACTATAATGTCAAATAATTTCTTATTTATTTTTATATGACTTCTTTTAAAGGATGACTTGGCTCCATCCTAGCTAAGTATTGTTTTGTTTCTTCTATACTTCTATCTAATGCAAACTGCCACGATCTTGCCGTAATGTCTGGATCATTAATGAATGCATCTTTGTGTATTTTTTTAGTTACACCACGGCACATACCTACGGGAAGAAATTGTATTTTTCTTTCGGGTAAACAAACCAAAGCTAATATGTCACAGTCTTCTTTTGTGTATGGTCTTTTTGGATTGTTACCTTTACTTGTTGTAAAGCTATATTGCTTTCCGTTCTTCTTGTAGTTTTCATTCGTATGAGTCGATGTCTTTACTTCTATTCTTTGAGCAATCGGTACATTAAATCCTTTTATGGCAACTACATCTGTCCCGTCTTGTTTGACTAGGTCACATTGAACTCCTAGCATTGTTAATTCGAAAGCGGCAAAAAGTTCTCCAGCCGTTCCCGTTAGTTTCTCCGATCTTATACTTTTAGCCATTCTAAAACTTCCTCTCCTAATGTTTTGTTTGCTATTTTATCCTTTTGTAACAAGGACTTAACTATGTGTACATCAACTGTGTTGGGGCACACTAAATCAACATATAGTACGGGTTTGTGTTGACCTATTCTATGACATCTGTCTTCTGATTGTTTTCTTGACTCCAGGTTAAAGTCATTGGAGTAGTAAATTACATTCGATGCAGCCGTTAAAGTTATACCTCGACCACCCGTTTGTGCATTACTGACAAAGAACCTCGTCTCTGGATTTGTTTGAAAGTTATGTATTGCCGAGTCTCTATCTTCTTGGGAGGTGTCGCCATAATAAGTGACCACGGAACCCGATCCATAGGTTTTACATAATTCGTTTTTAATTTTCTTTATGTCGTGACGAAACCTAGACCATATGATTATTTTGCCATCCATTTCTTCAATGACTTCCATCATTACTTTTATTCTGTTATTGGCAATCTCAACAGTTTCTCCATCGTCACTCACAAGATATCCACAGAGCAGTTGTTGTAGTCTAAGAAGTCTTGTCATAACTTCGGGTGCAGTAACCATCTCTCCATCTTCCAGAAACACGACCGAGGTTTTCTTCATGCTTACATAATGTTCTTGTTGTGTTGATGTTAGTTCTACTTGCCTTGTTGTATAAATCTTATCGGGTAGATCCAAAGCTTCTTTCTTCGTTGTTCTGTGAGCAAACAGTTTTAGTTTCTGTGTTAGTTCTTCCAAATTTTTATAACCAACAACTTGATTGAAACTCATACTGCCCATTCTTTGTTGTTTGATAATGGCGAACCTTCCTTGGAAAGACCAATAGCTATCGTATCCAAGAAGTCTTTTATTTAGAAAAGCACATTGTGAATACAAATCTAGGGGCGATTGTGTTATTGGAGAACCCGTTAGTATTCTTTTATACTTGGCATTCTCTCCAAACTTCATAATTGATTTTGTACGTTTTGCTTTTACATTTTTGATTGTTGTTGACTCATCGATAGCGAGTAAGAATTCACTTCTGTGGGTAAACGATTCAAGGAACACGGGTGCTTTTTTTGTAACGAATGATTCCACATTCATTAATAGTATTCTAAACTTATCTCTTTTGGTTACACCTTCGCTTAATTTTTTCTTTTCGTTTTTTGTACAACTAGCTTTCCATAAATATATATCTGCATCTATATCATCGGGTAAATGGATTGGTATTTCATTGTTCTTCCAATTCATATACACACCCTTGGGGGCGACAACTATTGCAGTATCAATTTCTTTCTGCTGCCAAAGCCAATATATATTATCGATTAAAACTTTTGATTTGCCACAACCCATCTCCATAAAGTATGCGAAATTTTTCTTGTCGTGACTTTTTTGCAAAGCCTCTTCTTGATGAGCATAAGGCTTTGTTTTGTATTTGAATTGCATATAGTCCCCTTATATGTGTGTTAGCGATGAACTCGCAGAATGTCTTTCTTTATATTTGTCTCTATATCTTTCTTCTGGCTTGACGGCTTCAGGATCATCCGTCCCTCTAAAATCTGTCTCGGGTAGTTCACTTTGCTCTTCTGTTGTTAGGAAGGGTCCCCAATATCCACCCCATCCATCTAAAGCATTTCTTTCTTTTCTCTTCCAACCTTCTAGCCTAGCTATCTTTTGAATCGTCTCCCCATCCGTCCCAATCTGGTTCGAAATGGATTGTGTATCCCTCCCCACTTCCCACATCTTCTTCGCTACTGCTACTGCTAGGTGTGGATGATTTGGGAAAAGGGATGACGTTATCTCTATCTTTAGAGTGTAGGTCTTTCTTTTCATTTTTCTTACTCATCATTCTCCTCCTCTTCAAGTCCATTCATTATACCAAATTTTGCAGACTCGAGGTGCCAAAGCACCTCGGCTGGGTCTTTCATAGTTGTGATCATCTGAACATATCCGTCTTCTACATTTGTTCCTACAATCAAAACTTGATCGAATTGTTTTGCAGCCATCTCACATACCATAGGTACGGGTTTTGCTGTTCTCTTAACTTTATATGGGAATTTAAGAATGTTGTCACTCATTTTAATTGAGCACCCTGGCAACAGTCTTCAATAACGGCATGACATAAAACACATTGCTCATGTCCATGTACTTCCATTGTTTGTAATGTGCCTTGGCATCTTGGACAACGAGCTGTGCAATGTGTCTTTACTTCTTCTTTTGTCCATTCGTAGTTTTCTTCTTCCATTTTTCATTTATCTCCGATCTTAGTGAATGTGTGTGACCATTGTATTTCATCTCAGTATATTTGGAAGCTAATCTTCGAGCGTCTTGTGCCTCTTCTTCCATACCAACAGATGCAAATTCAATTGCCTCTTCTTCAAACCTTTGGATTAATTTGCTTATAAGCCTCATACTCTTTTTCCTCAACCACATTATAATCACAGTCAACAAATGTATAACAGTTTCTAGTTTTTCTTCTCTCTTCTCTTTTCAAAGCTTTTTCGATTGCTTCTTCTTCAGTAATAGCTTCAATCTTTATAATTCTTTTTATGTTTGTAAAAACTTCTATATAATAAGAATCGGCTTTACTATAGTTCATCAATTGAGTTTTATATACTCCATACTTTTGTCTTTTCTCCCAATAAGTTAAGGCTCTTGCTTTTTTTACTTGTTTCTTAGTACTTGATTTCATTTTTTGTCCTCTCAAAAATTTTTTCACATTTATATTTAACTTGATGAGGAAAAGGAACCATGACTCGTGTCATATCAACCATCTCATCTATTCTCCCCATACATTCTTCTATCGTGGTGTAGCCGTTCGGAGCCTCCATATCATGTAACTCAAAACAACTCTTCTCGTCTCCCGATCCATGAACCAAGGAGCAAACTAATAACAATGCTTTGAACATTTAGATTCTTGTTTCGTTCAAAACTTTTTTCCAGGCCGACATAAGTTCATCTGCATAGATGTAACCTCCGTCTACTTTTCTCAAGTCGTCACAATTATCTGACACTACTCTTTCTAGTCTGTTAATTGCTTCTTCTATAGGCATGTCTACTCTTCTATCTAAAGTTTCCATTGTAAGCTCCTAGTTTTTTATTAATTGTCCTAAATAATCTTATAAAAGTCAAGCAGTTTAATTTCATATAGTGTTTCTCTCATAATTTTTTGTTTTATTTTTATTTTTTTCAAAATAGGTGTAACAGTGTAACATTGTAACAAAAGCTCTGTAACTGTTGGTGTACCTAGAGTATTCTGTTACACTTTGTGTTACACTTGTTACACTTGAATAGGGACAAGATGAAGCCGCAAACATTTTTATTCGTTTTGAATTGAAATAATATGAGAAAAAACCTATTATACTTTTATGGCTAAAGAAAAATTCCTTACTAATAGACAAAAAGAATTCTGTAAACTTGTGTGTGAAGGCATTTATAGTAATGCCGAATGTGCAAGAAGAGCAGGATATTCCGAAGGACAAGCATATAAGACTGCAAGTCTTTTGTTGAATGGTCGTGACTTCCCGTTGGTAACTGAACATCTTAAAGAACTCCGAGAGATTAGAGAAAAGAAATATGGTGTTAGTCTTATGGGTCAACTCAAACGTCTACATGATTTAAGTCGAGGAGCAGAGGCAGAAGGTCAATTCTCATCTGCGATTAATGCCGAGAAGATACGCTCTGCACTTGGAGGCTTAACTATAGATCGAAGAGAAACAACTCATCAGTTAGATCAATTATCTCGTGAAGAAATAGTAGCCAGACTCTCTGAAATAAGAAAACAACATCCATCTGCTTTTATTGAAGGTGATTTTAAGGTGGTCGGAGAGGATAAGGGGAGGACAAAACTCTCCGACCAAACATAAGCAATTCCTGATATTGCTCCGTGCAATTTCTGTTTAGCATTATTAAACCTGGGAAGTCAAGTAACTTCAATATTATTCCTCTCTGCATGATCTTCCAATTGTTCAATAACATTATCAATACAATCTTTAATTGTAAAAATAGATCCCTTAGAATCTTTAGGAGATTGATCAAAAGTTGTAAACTTAGCCATTCTCCTTATGTCATACATATCGCACAACATATCTTCTATATTCATTTCATTAAATGCCATTTTCATTCTCCTTAACATCCTCATACATTTCCAAACCAAACTCATAACCTTGTTTATAGTAAGCAGAAAACTTTTTATAATCGTCTGCATTACCTTCTATCAAAGCATCTCTTACTCCATCTTTGAAGAAGTTTAAGTAACCTCTTCTTTTTATGTCTATTGGTCTGTCCATTTCAACTCCACCTCCTCTTCATGCTCGATTGTATCTTCTAACTGAACCTCACTTATTAGTTCTGCATCATCCATAGATGCTAATCTTTTTATAATGGATAATCTAATAGCATCTGCCGTTACAGATTTTTCCCAATCTTCAGTCTCGTGATATACACTAAAACCTAAAAAGCCTCGACTATTATATATCATTCTTCATATCCTCCTTTAAAGCTAAACCTATTTGCATTGCTATTTGAGGAACTATTGCATTCCCCAACATCCTTAATCTTTGAGGTCTGTTTTTTTGTTCGACTGTGACTCTTGGGACTCCTCGAGGTTCGTCCATCCAATAGGATAACCCATTAGCCACTCCGTCCAATTCGCATTGAGTCTGCCGTCTCCCTCCTCTTGGAAAATCTTGTGAGCCAAGTCCACTTGTCTGCCGTCCCTCAATCTCTTCTTGTAATATTCGTGATTCCCGTTGTAACTGTGTTTCACTAAACCTGCATTCGGTGTCGGATATTTCCACTCCTTCATTCGAGGTGGTCTCAGAGTTACTCCGTTCATCATTGCTTGAGCCTCTTGTTCCGTCATCTCTCCTCTCTCCACTTTCTTTCTGAAGATCAATGTCATTCCCTCCGAGGCATGACCGAATCCCTTTGTTGTTGGAGTTGGATAATTCGTTTCGTAAAGAGCCATTGTCTTCTTGTCCACTTGCTCCCTTAGATTGCTCGGTCTCTTCCGACCTTTTCTGTGACCCTCTTGTAACTTCTTCGTCCCTTCTTCCGATCTCGGAGGTAGAGCATCCATTGTATTCGGTGTCGCCCACATTTTTACAGATGATCCAGAGTCTGTCTCTTTTGTGTCTCGCTCCGACACTTGAAGCCGAAACAACAAATTGCCTCGTATGGTAGTTGATCCTTTCCATTTCAAAGAGTACCTCGTCAAGTCCCATTGAGACATGCCCATAAACATTTTCGAAAACACAATAAGTGGGTCTTGTTTGTTCAACAATTCTATGGATGTACGGAAAGATGTGGCGAGGGTCTTCTTCTCCTCTGCGATTTCCCGAGACCGAGAAGGGTTGGCATGGGTATCCACTTGTGAGTACCCACTTTTCTCCTTTGTTGATTTTGCTTGAAATAAATCTTCTTGGGTCATTTGCGATCTCCTTAACATCGTTATAAGTTGGAATGTCTTTCCAATTCTTTTTTAAAACTTTTCTACACCATTCATCAAAGTCGCAGAACATGATTGGCTCTGCGAACTTTGCCCATTCGAAACCGAGGGAGAAACCTCCAATTCCACTACATAAAGAAACTTCTTTAATCATTCTTTTCCTCCAAAAGTTTTTGAACTTTTTCTTCTACTAAATCTCTAAACCAATCACTATCTGTAATTACGTCTAAATGATGTTCTAGATAATCTTCTAACAAGGCAGATATCTCTAAGAGTTTATGGTCTTGTGCCTCTTTCTTATCCATGCCTTTCCAAGGTGTTGAATGTTTCATTCTTCTTTCCTCCTATCAATATAAACCCTTAGATGAGTTGATGCATATATAGGTTGACCAAACTCAAAGCTTCTCCAATTGGCATCTTTCTTTAAATGTTGTCCTTTAACAGTAATATAATAACCATCTTTATTTAAAAACTTCTTCAAGCATTTAATAAAAAGACGACCATATGGATTGTTTGGAACTTCTGTAAAATGATAACGAGGAACAGAGACAACACCTTGTCGTCTCCATTTCTCAATTGCTTTCGCTTTTATTTTTCTAGCCAAGTCTCAATGCCTCCGAATAAACTTTTTCTCTTGTCCAAGTAGGATTTCTTTCTTCTAAGTCTTTGATGTTTTTATTAATCCTACTCTCAACATCTGCATTAGTTTCCATGCCAAGCTTATCTGCGATTTTATCGAGAGTTTCTTGACCACTACTACTAAGACGATCAAAGTCCCAATACATTTGATCAACCCATGTTCTAAGATCATTAAGATCACTTAACCTTAATTTATCCATTCGCTTGAGCCTCCCTTTGACCTTTAAGAAAAGTATCAACATCTTGTTTACCAAACAATTTTTGTGCTTGATCATCAGATATAATATACTCGCCACTCTTTTGATTATCTGTAATAATCCAAGGCAACTTTCTTGATTTTATTTTATAACCAACAAGAGTGTATCGTGGGTGTTTTCTCTCCAAGTCTATATCAAAGTATTTTGCATAATGCTCTAAGTCTTCTTTCTGTTTTTTCTTAGCAATGTCTTCAACAGAATTACCTTTGAAAGTAACAATCAATTGAAACTTTGCTTGGTCTTCATCGAAAGAACAATTACCAAGAGTATATTCAAAAGGAATTTTATCTCCGAAACATTCTGCTTTTAATATGTCTTGTAGGCTCGTTCTTAGATTTCTAAGAATTGGTTTTGAAAATTTATCTGTCATTATGTCCTCCATTGTCAGATAGTTTTTGTTGATAGTCTTTACTAGGTTTCCCCCAATAAAGTCTATATCCCTCTTCGGAATGCTTTTCGGCACAGTCTTCGCACCTAAAATAATCTGCATGAGTAAAGTCTATTTCACTTTCATCAAACATTTCTGCACACCCATCACAAGTTACAGATTTTGATAACTTGTTTCTATGGATATGATGATATAATTTACTTGCCATTATCTATCCTCCCAATCATTTTTATGATTATGTAAAGCATTGATGCCAAGATTAAAAACTAATGTATTGTGAAAATCTGTAAGACGTTTTTCAACATCTTCCACATTAGGTTCTGTAATTATGTCTTTTAATTCATTGATTATATAAAAGAGACAAACTTTATTATCCAATTTAATATTATCAGTTATTGGAGGCAGTTTTAAATCATGTAACTCTGCATCAACAACTTCTAAATCATGAACTAAATTCTGCAAATCTGATTTTTTAATTCTCTTTCGAATGTTGTAACCATTATATTCGTCTGTTAATCGACTAATCACACCATGTAATTTTTCTTCTGCTCTTACCATGACTGCAACCTTTCTAAATTTACTTCTTGTTGAAACTCGTGTAACAATTCTTCTGCATGATCAACAAACATTTGCGATCCAAAATGTTTGCGAACTTCTTTTATTACTTGCTCATTAGTTAAATCTTGTAGTTTTTCTCCAACAAATAATTCAACCTCTAACAATTTATCTTTTAATCTACTCATTCTTTTATCTCCTCAATTTGAACATCTCCATAACCCTCATAAACCCATTGGTCATAATGTTTTTTTGCTCTTTCATAAGTAGTATAATAATCATCAACACCACCTACCCAAACAATCCATCTATAACCGATTTCAAATTCTGTACTCATTTAAATCTCCCTCCAACATTGTAATCTCTACATAAAGTTAATATTTCCTTAAACGTCATTGCATCGTATAACTTGATACTATGCTCTTCTTCGAAATACTCCGAGAAACTTCTCTTATCACTTGATAAAAGTAAATTC